GAGGAGGAGCTTATTGGCAACACCTGCACAGATTGAAGAGCAAGTACAGTTCGAGCGAGATGCGATCCGTTGTGGTCTCGCTAAACTACAAAAAAACACTCAAGGTTTAGAGGACAAAAGCTATGCTAGCGCTACTGCTTATGGTGCTTACAGCATGGAGCATCTACTCCCTCTGGTGGTACAGCGTATAGAGGAAACAACCCACAGAATTTATGAGGGTCACACAGGCAAAGCTTTTAGAGAGATACACATTTATCTCAAGGATTTAGATCCACTAGCCGCTGCTGCCATTGCTATCAAAATGACCTTTGACAAGGTGTTTAGCACTAAGGAGGGGGCTAGCTCTTTGATTACTGTCACTGATGCTATCGGCAAGGCACTTGAACAAGAGTGTCAGATGAGGTACTACGAGGAAACATGCCCCGGGTTGCTCAAGATCATCCGTGATAACTACTGGCATAATGCGTGTGGCACTCAACAGAAGCTGGTAGTTGTCCGCACTCTCATTAACCGCAGCGATGTAACGCCGTGGATAACGTGGAAACGTGACGTTAGGGTGAAGCTAGGTGGCTGGCTGTTGGACTGCATTACAGAGGCTTCTGGGTGGTTCTCCGTGGACATACAACGTGAGGGTAGGAAGACAGTAAACTATGTTGTTGCTACTCCTGAGTTCTTGGCTATCAAGGACGAGATTATGAAGCAATGTGAACTGTTCTCACCTATTGCGTATCCCATGCTCATTGAACCTAATGACTGGACCAACGACAGGCATGGTGGTTACTTGCTGAATGAGATACGGATGTGTCACGATCTCGTGCGCCGGAGCGAGAGCCGACGTATACAGGGAGAAACGCCACTGGCTGCTCTGAACAAGATTCAGAAGACAGCATACACCCTTAACCCATTTATTGTGGGAGTCGCTGAGACTCTTATGGAGAAGGGAAGAGAGGTAGGTAAGTTTGTCCCTATTGTTGAGTATGACTTGCCTGTAAAACCTGTTGATATAGATACTGATGATGCTGTTCGCCAAGACTACAGACGGAAAGCAGCGGAGGTCTATAACAAGAGAGCAGATAGCTTTCGTCGGTCTTGTAGAACCCGGATGACGATGGAGGCAGTCAAACTTTTCAAAGATAAAGATCAATTCTACGTACCACATAGTTTTGACTATCGTGGAAGGATGTATCCTGTGCCTAGTTTCTTGACGATGCAGGATACAGACTTCGGGAAGAGCCTTATTAAATTCAAGGACTCAGCCAAGTTAAACAAAGATGCTGAGGACTGGTTGTCTTTTCAGGTTGCTACAACCTATGGTCTTGATAAGAAGACTATCAAGGAAAGATTAAACTGGACAAGATCTAATCACAATCTGATTTCAAGAATAGTCGAGGATCCTATTGGTTGTCTTCCTGAATGGGAGGCGGCGGATGAACCTTGGATGTTCTTAGCAGCATGTGATGAGTATTACCATTGCTGTATTAAACATGATCGAGATTTTACTAGTTTGTCGTGTGGCGTTGACGCAACCTGTTCCGGACTCCAAATTCTCGCCGGACTCTGTAGAGATGCATCAACTGCGAGGCAAGTCAATGTCCTGCCGTCGGATCGAGTCCAGGATGCTTACGCCGTCATCGCCGAGGCTGCCAAGTCTACCGTCCCTGTCGCTATAGCGCCACACATGGACAGAAGCACGGTTAAACGTGTTGTCATGACGATCCCCTACAATGCCAAGCCACATTCCAACCGTGGCTACATCAAAGAAGCATTGAAGGCGAAGGGTGTTGAGATTGAAAAGGATGATCTGACCGCTACCGTCAATGCTGTTCGTGATGTTATGAGCCAGGAGTTTCCTGGTCCTATGGCTGTCATGAAATGGTTTGAGGATGAGGTAAGCAAAGCTATCAAGCGTGGTGAATCACAGATTGAATGGTGTACACCTTCAGGGTTTGTGGTCACACAGAAGCTGATGAAGAAACATTGGAAAGATGTTAAGCTACACTTGTTAGGCAGAGTAAGAATCAGGGTCGCTATTGAAGACAGTGATGTGGTAGATCTACTGCACCACAAAAACGCAACTGCTCCTAACGTCATCCACTCCCTTGATGCTTCTCTACTCCACCTGGCTTCGTTACGATTCGATGCCCCGCTTTCCGTCATTCACGACTCGGTTTTATGTCGTGCTACTGACATGTCTGTTTTATCATCCATTGTTCGTGAGGTATACATGCATCTCTTTGCGGAACATGACTACCTACGAGACTTCGCCGCACAAATAGGGGCGGAGACTGAACCACCGATCATCGGAGATCTAAAACCAGAATCCGTGATTGAATCCACTTATTTTTTCTGCTAAATGGCTAGAACCACATTTGTTACCGAACAACCTGTTGTCCTTGAGGGGTATCAGGCTGTAATGAAGCCTTCCAAGTTTGGCTACAGTATGTCTGCCTTGATCGGGCAGGATCTGATCGATAAACTTGAAGAAGACCGTATTGAAACCCTGAAATGGGCTGAATCAAAACTGAAGAACCCAAAACGTAGTGTCTGCAAACCTGAACCGTGGGAAGAAGTTGCTGCTGGACAATACAAAGTAAAATTCTCCTGGAATGAAGAACTAAAGCCACCCGTGGTTGACACTGAAGGTACTCCTGTGACTGACGTCAACCTGCCTATTTACGGTGGTGCAAAGGTTAAGCTTGCATTCTACCAAAAGCCTTATATTCTCAAGGATGGTGTCACATATGGCACCTCGCTCAAGTGTCAAGCCATTCAGGTTGTCGCCTTGAACGCGAAGGCTGGTGTTGATACAGGTGATATGCCTGTAGAGGATGTAGCTGCTATGTTTGGTAAAACAGAAGGGTTCAAGTCTAGCGACCCTGTTGTTACACCAGCTGTTGACGAAGAGGATGATTTCTGATGGCATTCAGATCAGGACTGGAAGAAAAGGTTGCTGATCTGATGGTGGAGTTGGGTGTTAAGTACGAGTATGAACCAACTAGAATCCCATATGAGATTCAATACAACTACACACCTGACTTCATTTTGCCTAACGGCGTCTATTTAGAATGCAAAGGACTGTGGGAACCAGAAGATCGCCGCAAGGTAAAAGCTGTTATTGAACAGCACCCTGAGATTGATCTTCGTATGGTCTTCCAGTCTCCATATAATAAAATCAGTAAGAAATCCAAGACGACATACGCTAAATGGTGTGATCGTCATAATATTAAATGGTGCAGTTATGAATCCATCCCAGTTGAATGGCTCATCTGAGTTCTTGCACCATGACGCCTGTAATAACTGCGGATCTAGTGATGGACTCGCAGTCTACACAGACGGACACACTTATTGTTTCGTATGTCAAACATGGACAGCTCCAGATGGTTCATCCACCAAGCAACAAAACAGAATGACTATGAGTTACGCAGGCTCTGCAGTCCGCTTGAACAAGCGCAACATATCAGAGAAGACCTGCGAAAAATTAAAGATATACCGAGACGGTGATTCGTTACGATTCTATTACCATAATGCCAATGGACAACCGATCGGCGCTAAAATTAGAACTAAATCAAAGGTATTTAGCTATGAAGGTGAGACTGACGGATCTTTTTTCGGTCAACATCTATGGAGACCTGAAGGTAAGCGAATTACAATTACTGAAGGCGAGCTTGATGCGGCGTCGTGTCTTGAGATCGCACCAACTTGGGCAGTGGTTTCGCTTCCCACTGGCGCAGCTTCAGCAAAAAAGTCGATTCAAAAGAATCTACAATTTCTACAAGGGTTTGACAAGATTGTTCTCTTCTTTGACAACGATCAAGCAGGTATCGATGCAGCACAACAAGCCGCGTCAGTCCTCCCGCCAGGAAAGGTCTACATTGCCCGGCTAAACGACTACAAGGATGCATCTGATGCATTACAAGCTAATGACTATGATGCCCTTGAACGCGCCTACTGGGACGCCAAACCATACAGACCTGACGGCATTGTTGATGCTAAAACACTGTTAGAGCTTGTTACTTCACCACAACCTCCAGCTAATCATGATTATCCCTACAGCGGATTACAGAAAATACTCCACGGAGTTAGATATGGCGAGCTTGTCACGATTACTGCAGGAAGCGGAATCGGGAAGTCTAGTTTTTGCCGGGAACTTGCAACTTCGTTTTTACAAAACAGAGAACGGGTCGGCTATATTGCACTGGAAGAATCAAACCGACGCACAGCATTAGGTCTGATGTCATCAGCTGTAGGTAAACCATTGCATATTGGGGATCACACCCATGAAGAACTCACGGAAGCGTTTGATGCTACGGTGTCTAATTGGAACCTGCACTTGTATGATGGTTTCGGCTCCTACGATCCTGATGTTATTTATAATAGGATTGAGTACCTGGCATCAGGTCTCGACACTAGAATCATTTTCTTGGATCACCTCTCCATTCTCCTTAGTGGACTCGATGGGGACGAGCGACGAATGATCGACACAACTATGACACGCCTTCGCTCTCTTGTTGAGCGGACTGGTATAGCCATGTTTCTTGTATCACACCTAAGGAGAACTTCATCTGATGTCAACCATGAAGAGGGAGCTAGAGTTACGCTCGGACAACTCCGAGGATCCGCTTCTATTGCTCAGCTCAGCGATGCGTGCATTGCGCTCGAGCGAGATCAGCAGGACAGATCTAAACGAAGCACTACGACAGTGCGAGTCCTTAAGAATCGATATTCTGGCGAAACTGGCGTCGCCTGTGAACTCATCTACGACCTAGACACTTGTAAATTCAATGAAACAGAGTCAACTCCTGAATTCAACCCATCATCAGATTTTTAATCCTGGTCCTGAAATTACATATGGAGAGCAAGTTAAGCTGATGAAACCTAACCCACCTACCCCGGAGATGATTAAGAAAGCACAATTTAAAGACAAGACCTATCGCTGGAATGGTAGATGAACCTTGTCTTTGACATTGAGACAAACGGATTATTATACAATGTTACTACCGTCCACTGCCTGGCTATCCATGATCTCGAAACTAAAGAGACGTTGGCATACAACGATACGGGCAATCAAGAGCCTATTGTACGTGGGATACAACGACTGGCGGATGCAGATTGCATCATTGGTCACAACATCCTCAGCTATGATATTCCTGTTCTCAAAAAACTATATGGCTGGTTTGATTGCCCTGCCTCTAGTATTGATACTCTACTCCTTAGTAGACTCTATCATGCGGACATGATGAAACTAGACAAAACGCATCTTTGGGATAAGATGCCTTTGAAACTTTATGGTAAACACTCACTTGAATCATACGGGTACAGACTGAATGAATTTAAAGGTGATTATGGTTCCACTGGTGATTGGAAAGACTGGTCACAAGAGATGGAAGATTACTGCATTCAAGATGTGCGCGTTACCACCAAACTATGGCACCACTTCCAACCTTACCTGAATGGGTCTCGCTAGAACATGAAGTACAACGAATTCTTACG